AACGACAGGTATTCACCAGAAACCATAGCTAAACAATGGTTAGGGGTAATTTATGCCACTTAGCACAAGCGCAGAAGTAGAAGCCTCGATTATTTCTTGGACTAACGCCGGTATTTCTTCGGCTCAAGCTCAAGACTTAATGACTCTAGCGGAAGATCGTATTTACCGAGACATTAGAACTCGGCAAATGGAGGCTTCAACAGCTTTAACAATTACAAACTCTGTGGCTACTGTTCCCTCGGATATGGCGGAAGTTAAAAACGCCTATATAGACACTAATCCTGATTATTCTCTTTTGAGAAAGTCTCCTGAGTGGATTCGACAAAACTACCCAGATTCTTCATCGTCTGGTATTCCGATTTACTTCGCCCGTGAGGGTTCTAATTTCATCTTCGGGCCTTCCCCTAGTTCTTCTTATACGTTGACGGTTAATTACTGGAAACGTCCTGTGTCTTGTGTTGGTGGAACTCTGACAGGGATTCTAGCTAGTTCGCCTGGATTGCTTTTGTATGCAGCCCTTTCTGAGTCGGAGCCTTTCCTTGGTCGAGATCAAAGGACTGCGGTATGGGAGCAGAAGTATCAACAATTAAAAGAAATCGTCCAGAGAGAAGATCGTAATGAACGCTTCTCCGGTTCCCCACTTAATGTAACTCCTGCCTAAGAGACAAAAATGGCCGATTCCAAGATTTCCGCACTAACTACTTTAGACCAAGCAAGTTTAGACGCTGCCGCAGACTTCGTGCCGGTGGTTGATACCTCAACGACCACGACTAAAAAGATCACTCCTGATGATCTGGTTCTAGGCGCTATTGACCAATCATCTATTTTTGATGTGGTTACTAATTCCTTGGGCGCTGATGTAGCTCTTAATAATACAGGTAACTTCTTTACCGGCCCGACTTGCGCTCAAGGCACTTCTGGAACTTGGTTGGCTACTGGTCAAGTCACTCTCACTGACTCTGCCGCTGCGGTGAACTATGAAGTGAAGTTGTGGGATGGAACGACGGTAATTAGCTCGGCAAAAGTTAATACGGATTCTGCCGGTCGGATTGTGTGCGTTTCTCTTTCTGGTGTTCTTGCCTCTCCCGCAGGAAATATCAGGATTTCAGTTAGAGACTTGGGTGCTACCACAGGGTCTATTCTCTACAACGCCACAGGAACAAGTAAAGACTCCACCTTAACCGTGGTGAGGATTTCTGTTTAATGAAAAGCCTCACTATTCCCCTCGCTGGTTCATATAACCAAAGGGGCATTGATGACAACTCAGTTATCGAGGCTGGACAAGACCAAAGGTTTTTAAACTGTGCTTTTAGTCTTGTCAAAAACCCCATAACTCAGAGTGCAGAGTTTTACGTTGAGAAAAGACAGGGTTGGGGCGTTGACTCTGTAGTTTCTGCGGGGAACTCATCTACAGGTCTGATTAAGCCTCTTTCTTTTAACGGCACAATTTCCGCTTTTGGTGATACGAATTCGACTATATTTTTTGGTTCTACGAGTGTCGGAACTATTACTGGTCGGGCTATTCACTTCACGGAAGTAGAGATTTCCGGCCAGACTTATATTCTCATTCGCTCGTCTGATGGTTCTGGGTGGTATTACGTCGAAGGGGCTAAAGACCAATTAACCTACACCTGCGACGGTAATAACTCCACGACGATTACAGACATTAAAGTCGGTGGTGTTCCGTCTGTGTCAGGTCTGTATGTAGGCCAGCAACTTACCGCTGCGTCTAATATCACAGCAGGGTCAAGGATTGTCTCTATTAACGCTGGTGCGTTTAGTGCTGTGTTAGATACGGCGACCACTGGCGGGGCGTTTAACGACCTCTCTACGACTAAAGAACCGATAGCGAAGATTATCGACAGTGACTTTATTACCACTGGAACGTATATCTCTGCTTTCGCTGAAATGGACGGGTTCGTTTTTTATACAACAGATGACGGGAATGTAAGGAACTCTAACCTTAACTCTGTAACGGCTTATAACGCGATAGACACTCTTTCCCCGAATCTCTCCCCCGATGAACCGAGGGCGATTACTCGGCAAGGTCAAGCGATTGTCGTTTTAGGGAGTGCTTCTAAAGAAGTCTATTCAAATCCAGGCACTAACTCCGTAGGCAGTCCTTTACAGAGACAAACGGGTTATTTCCAGAACATCGGTGTTTTAGATCAGCGAAGCCTTACAAAATTAAACGACGATATTTACTTTATTTCCTCACCTCAAGAGGGAGATATTGGCGTTTACAGAATCCGAGGACTTCAGGCGGAGAAGGTAAGCCCCCCTGAGGTTGATTCTAGATTGGGAACGGTAAGCGCGGCTAGTGGTGCTTTTTACGCTAACTCCTTCCGGCTTGGTGGGTATCCGTATGTCGGATTTTTCTTATCTTCTGCTAGTGAAGTTACAGAAAATATACTTTTGGAAAACTCGGATTTTATTCTTTTAGAGAATGGCGACAACATTCTATTGGATGGCTCGTCTACTCAATCATCGTCTTTTGTGACTTTCCTTGTATATAACGCTTCTTTAGATATTTGGTCTGAGTGGGATTCAATGAAATGCACCTTTGTTGAGTCTGTAGGAAGTGGAACGAGTAACCAGCTTTACGCGACTTCAAGGGTAGAGACTGACGGGAAGATTTACACCATTAACCCCGCTGCCAATGGGGAACTTTATACAGACGATGGTGATTCTTACTCTTTACAAATTAGGACTTCCAAAAACGACTTTGGAACCGAAGTCAGGAAAACTGTTATTTCTGTAACTTTGATGGGTTCGGATATTTCCAATACAACGGCAACGCTTGAGTATTCAGATGATGATTATGCAACGTGGACAACTGCCGGAACATTTGATCTGTCCACTCCTAACCCTCGGATTTATAGATGCGGGTCTTTCAAAGGTGCTAGGGCTTGGAGACTGACTCATTCTGCACCTTCGGCTTTTCGGGCAAAGGCTCTTAAATTCGACTTTAACGAGGGGGTTCATTGATGATTCCCCTAGACCTTACGACTAGAAAACTCCAAGCCTTTCTCGGTGGTGCTGCTGCTACGACTAACCCGACTGTCACGGTTTCTTACTATGACGTTCCCAAGGGCCAGCAGAAAAGCGATTACTCCGATTATCCGAGGACTCCTGTTTTTACTGTCCTATCGGGAGTTTCAGAAACGGATATTTGTGATGCCCCTAAGCAGGGTGTCTCAAGACACATTGATTATATAAATATCTACAACACTGACTCTGCTTCAGTTGATTGCTTTGTGGTTATTGATGACAACGGAACGAATAGGATTCAAGTAAAGATTACGTTAGCAACGACTGAATCAGCAGTATGGACTCCTGCAAGTGGTTGGAAAGTAGTTACATAAGGATAAAAAATGACCCTACAACAGTTTTTAGAAGCATACGGCGGCGGTAAAAGTGATAATTCATCAGGCCAGATGAATTGGGATAATCCTGCTCAAGTTCAAGCCGCAGAGCAGAAATACAACCAACTCCGTCAGATGGCGAGTGGAACCGCTGGCTTTATTGCCCCAACAACTGCCTCACAGTGGGGTATGGGTGGCGGTCGCGGGTCTTTAATGTCCTTGGATGAATACGGAAGGATGATTCAAACTAATCAAGGAGAAGATGCTCAATTAACTCAGTGGACTCCTGAGCAACTTCAAGCAAGGGCAGACTTTGAAGCTAAATATCCAGGTTATTTCCAACTTAACCCAGATTGGCACCTTAACTACACAGACCAAGGTTTAGCTCTCAAGGGCGCTGGTGCTGGTGTCGGTCAATACATCGAAGACCCGTCTAAAGTTCAATACGACCCGACTTACGGGTATATCTCTCCCCTTGGTAATGATGCCTCCGCTGGTGAAAAAGGCGGTAATGGGGATATGTATCGTGCCGCTGGATTGATGGCGGCTCTTGCTGCTGGCGGTTATTACGGTCTTGGCGATGCTGCTGCCGGTGGATTCACTGACGCAGCAAGTGGCGCTATCGGTGCTGGTGACTTGGGAACGACTATTGGAAGTGAGTTCTCATTGGCTGGCGGAACCGCTGGTAATGCCGCTGGTGGGCTTTATTCTGGTGCCGGTGGGGTAACTGGCCTGACTCCTGCTGGCGCTGGTGTAACGGGTCTTACCGGCTCCGGCTCCGCTGGTTCTCTCCTTTCCCCTGCAATGGCGGCTTCTGCGGGGCTTCCGGCTAGTGCTGCGATGGGCGGCTCTGGTCTGTCTGCTGCCGAAGCAATGGGGGGCGCTGCAAACGCATCGTGGGGAGTAAATCAAGGCGGTTCTGCATTAAGTCGGATTCTTGGCGGTAACGGTAGCGGCTCGGATGCCCTACAGATTGGCGGAAACCTCTTAGGCGCTGGTCTAGGTGCTTACGGCGCTAATCAACAAGCCCAATCCTACGAAAACATTGCTAACAAGTTTATGGATATGGGGCAACCCTACCGTAATCTATTACAGCAGTCCTACAGCCCTAATTTCTCAATGGCTAATCAGCCTGACTTCATGAACGCCTTGGATATTGGTTCTCAGGCTGCGGCTAGGGCGACCTCTGCTAAGTCTGGAAATCCTACGGGGAATCCTGGCGCTTACGCTGATATGCAGAAATATATCTCCGGCTCTCTTGCTCTGCCTCAGTTAAATACCTATCGCTCACAACTCGGAACCTTTGGACAGCTCGGAACCGATCAATCGGGTTCAGCGATGGGCGCACAAACTAAAGCGCAAGGTGGAGTGTATGACGCTCTGGGTTATGGAATCGGTCAAGCCACTCAACCCGATAATCCGCTTAAGGGTCTTTTCGATCAGATGAAAACACAGTTTAGCAATGGGAGGTATTTCACATGAACGTCCCAGGACTTAACGGGCTACTCGCTCAAAGACAATTCGCACAACAAGAACAGCAGGGGCAGTTGGGGCAGATGACCGGCCTTCTTGGGCTTCAGAACGCGATGCAAGAGCAGCAATTAAACCCGCTGAAATTTGAACAAATGCAAATTGCCCTTGCAAATCAAAAGCGCAACGCAGCAATGGTTAATAGTCTCCTTGGTCAAGATGGCGGCTCATCTGGCGGAGTTCCTATGGAGGGCGGGATTAGTCTACCTGGCTCTAGCGGTCAAATTCCGCAAAGTAACGGAGGCATCCCAAGAAACATTCAAGCGATGATACTTTCCGGTGATGCTGGCCTTGGGAAACTCGGCGGGATTATGGCGGAAAACTTCAAGCCTACCGATAAGATGCGGGAGGCGATTGCTCTAGGATTCCAGCCAGGAACCCCTGCATTTAATAGCTTTGTTGGGCGCATGGCTACTCAGGGCGGTATCTGGGATACAAACCAGAATGGCGGTGTTTCTCTTTCTGGTGGGTATGCTCAAGGAGTGGGAGCAGTTAAAGACGCAGAAGAAGCTGCAAAAGCTAGGTTGGATATTGTCAGAATCCCCGATGGAAAGGGCGGCGAAATTTCATTGCCTCGTGATATAGCAATTCAAATTCTGCAAGGAAATCGCCAGAACGCTCCACAACCGGCTCCCGCGCCTTCGATGGCTCCTGACCCCTTGGCTGGCCGTCCTGCCGCTGAAATCGCGGCTATTCGCCAAGTCCAGAGGGCAAGTGCAAACGGGCAACCTTTAACCGTTAATGTTCCGGCTCCCGTTTCTACTTCTAGTGTAGTTGGTGGCGGCGTTGGAACGACTAGCCCGAAACTTTCTGACACGCTTTCCCCTGGTCAAAAAGCCGTAGATGATGCCTTCGCTAAAGACTATACGGAATTTGTTACCACAGGGCTTCAGGGTTCGCAGGTCGCTGATTCAATAAAAATTGACGATGCGGTTAAGTCGTTGCGTAGCGGCTCTATTAAGACTGGCCCGATGTTTGGGCTTCAACCTGAGTCTGCACTTGCAATTACAAATCCAGACCTTGCAAATTTAAAAGAAAACGTCGATTCAGTCGTTCAAAAGAATCTGAAGGTTATTCTTGGCGGTGCGTTTACTCAGCAAGAGGGTGAGGCTCTTGTTAAGCGTGCATTTAACCCAAGCCTTTCTTCAGGCGTAAACGCCTATCGACTTGAACTCCTTAAAAAGCAAATTGCAGCAGGTCTTGAGGCAAAGCAGTCTGCAATTAAATATTACGAGGAAAAGGGAACGCTTGCAGGTTTTAAAGGCAAGCTATATACGGCAGATGATTTTAGGTCAATGAGTTTTGACGTAAAGCCATCAAAGCAGATCACTTTAGATAATGGCTCTAAAGTCTTGGCTAAATTTGACGAAGCTGCCGGTAAATATGCTGTCACCCAAAACGGTAAGAAATACTTTGTAGAGGGCGAATAATGGCGACACTTGTCCCCGCTGAAGAAACGTCTAAAGGCGCAAGGCTTGTTCCCGCTGACGAGTCTAAATCTTCTGGAATAAACATTAACGCTCTTGGTGGTGTTTTGAGTGATTACAACTCGCTTCCTAAGACTCTGAGCTTATACGGTGATGTAGGTAAACAGCTTCTTATGGGTGTCGGTGACTTCGCTGTTGGTGCCGGTCAATTAGTTTCTAACATTGCTGGCCGTGGTGACAGATACGGCGAGGCGATGAAGTTTCTGGAAAACGAATACCAGAATAGTAGGGGTGAATTCGCCGGAAGGGTTGAACCTGCTCGTATTGGGAGCAATTTGATTACTGGTCTTGCAACCGCTGGCGGCGCTCCAATTTCTACGGGATTGTTGGGAAGAATGGGCGCTGGCGCAAAATCTGGTTTTGTTACGGGTCTAGCTGCACCTGTAGACCCAAATATTGATAATTATGGAACGGTTAAGGGCTTACAAACTGTTGCATCTACGGCGATGGGTGGTCTTGCTGTTCCCGCCGTTGAGGGTCTAGTAAAGGGTGCTGGATTCATTACAAACGCCATTGGTAACGCCATTAAAGGGCTTTCCAATACCGTAACTGGTCAAGCCTCAGTCTCTACGATTGAAAACAAGCTAATCACTGAGTTTGAAAAATCCGGTGTCGCTTGGGATAAATTGTCTAAAGCGTATCGGGATAATTTGATTGCCGAAACTCAAAACGCTATTAAAGCCGGTGGGAAGCTAGACCCGCAAGCAGCACAAAGACTTGCAGACTTCCAAAGGATTGGCGCTGACCCGCTGGCCGGTCAAGTCACTCGTAATCCTTACCAGTTCGCTAATGAGCAGAACTTGGCTCGTATGGAAGTTGGCGCACCTTTGGCGCAACGTCTGGGGCAACAACAACAGCGATTTGGTCAGGTATTGGATGACATTAGACCCAATACAGGTGATGCGTATTCTGCTGGTCAAAAAATAACCGGCACTTTAGAAGCTAAAGACGCTGCAATGAAAGGCGTGGTAGACGCGGCTTATAAAGGCGCTAGGGATAGTTCAGGGCGTGCGGCTACTCTGGACGTTCAAGCCTTTTCCAAGGCAGCTAATGACGCTTTGGACTCTCAAATGCTTGGGGCTTATCTACCTGGCGAGGTTAGGATAATCCTTAATGACGTTTCTTCGGGGAAAATCCCGTTTAACGTCAATACTGCCGTTCAGATTGATAGCCTTTTGTCAAAGGCGCAACGCACAGCAGGAAACGGCTCCCCGCAATCCTTGGCTATTGGTCAAGTCAGGGATGCTCTTAATAAATCCCCGATTTCCAGCCAAGCCGGTGTAGAGACTAAAGCGGCTTTTGATAAAGCTAGGGGTCTTGCCCTTAACCGTTTTCAGGCTCAAGAGGCCTCCCCCGCATTAAAAGCCGTTACTTCCGGTGAGGCTCCGGCAGCAGAGGACTTTGTAAGCAAGTTTGTTATCAGAGCTGACATTGCGGAAACCGCTAAAAACCTGAGAGCGATGGGGCCGGAAGCCAGGGTAGAGGCTAGGGGCGCTGTTATTGATTGGATTAAGTCTCAATCGGTAAACGGCGAGAAGTTCAGCCCCGCAGGGCTTAAACGCGCCTTAGAGAACATCGGGGATAGAAAGCTAAACCTTATCTTTGCCGGTGATCGGGAGGGCTTGGCAACGCTTCAGGCGCTTCGTCGTGCGTCTTATAACGCGATTACCCCTCCTGTTGCTTCTGGGGTGAATTATTCGGGTTCAGCTACTACCGCGATGGACGCTTTAGACAAGATTTCCAGAATTCCAGTCTTGGGTGCTTTCCTACCCAAAGGCGGGGATTTGGTTCGATCTTCGTCTGTTACGAGTTCGATGAACGCCCCCGCGTTGGCCCAACCTGGCTCTCCGATACTTAACCCTGATTTAGTCGGGCAGTTCGGGCGTTTTTCTGGACTTCTTGCTGCTCCCGCTGCGGGGCTTCCTGTCTACGGGCTTTTGGCCCCCAAGTAAGAAGTAAACCGCCAAAACGAAAGGCAGAAGTAGAAGGGCCAGCTTGTTAGCTGAATAGGGGTCGTTAAGTAAAGATTCCAACATCCAATAACTATAACACAGCCCCGAAAGGGGTTTTTTTACGTTCGGAGAAACATGGAAGCCCTGATCTTAAAACTAGAGGCTGTTTTGGGTGCGTTAAAGCTCCTATTTCCTGGGTTTATCGGGGCTTTTTTAGCCTCTGTCACTGGCCCTGCTAGGGATATTAAAACGCGATTTATCGGGTTTGTTGCTGGTTTTTCAATAGCTCTTTACGGAACAGACCCTTTACTTCATTTCTTTACTTTAAACCACGACACCTACGCAGCCCCCGCAGGCTTTGCTCTTGGTTTCTTTGGAATGTCCGTTGCTGAAGCGGCGATGAAAGTCATTAGAGAAACAGACATAGCGGGGATTATTAAAAGCAAGTTCGGGGGTTCGCAATGAGCCTCTATGTAATGTGTTCTTTGGTTATTTGCTGTGTGTCTACTTTTCTAGTTCTTCATCCTAAATACGAAGATGGATTGATAGGAA